CTTACGTATCTTGATTTGAAAAAGGCTCCTGGGGATGACTACGATTTAACCTGTAGTACGAAAGGGCGTGCAATTGAATTGCATGGTCCTGTTTTACGTGACAGGGTTTTTCGCATCTTAGAAGGCCAAGGCCCTAACCAAGTTCCTTGCCCATTCACTCTTACTCTTAAAAGTGAGTTACGGCATCGGGATAAAGTTAAGCTTAATAAAACAAGGGTTTTTATGGCCGGACCTTTACACCATCTTGTAGCTGCAAATATGTTGTTCGCGACTCAGAACGACTACCTTATGCAAACAATAGGGCAACATCCTATTACTATAGGGATACAACTCCCTGGACCCGAGTTTGTCCGATGCTTAAAAGATCTTGGAGAATTCGTAAATGACGGTGACGTCAGTGGTTGCGACCTCCGGTTTAATTTGCGTGCGGCTCGGGCCATTAGAAATATACGAATGAGATTCCTGCCAGAAGTTTACCAGTCGGCGGTCTGTTATCTTTATAACACTGTTTACTGCGGTATGGCAATCTTCTCAGGCTCTTTATATCGAGTCTATGGTAATAAATCTGGATGGCTTAATACTGGCCACGATAACAGTTTAATGACTTGGTTTATGTTGTGTTATGGCTCTTTGAAGCTGTATCCTCATTTGAAACCTACACGTGTTTTTGAGGCTAGAATTAATGGTGATGACCTTATAATTACTATGCTGAAAGGGGAATTTCAATTGCTTGCAGAGGAGCTTAAAAAAGTCAACTTTGTGTTGGAAGCTATCGACTGGAAAGCACGATCTCCTTTTTCTGTAGAATTTTTATCACACCACCTACAATCTCGTTATGTATCGGGGTTTGGGACTTTTGTATTGGCAGCTGGTAATCTGCCGAAGATCCTATCGTCTATGAATTGGATCAAACGAAGCGAGACTTTAACTTATGCTGAATCTTGCGTTGCACATCTTTTGGGCTTGCGACTTTGCCTCTTCCCTTGGCAAGAGGAATTTGAGTGGGCTGATGAGTTACTTACTCGTTACCTGCAAAAAATAGCGCCGACACCGTTCATTCAGGCCGCAATGCATGCACGATTGAACGAACG